GATGCTCCAGTTGAAAAGGAACATCAACCAGCTAAAGTAAAATCTGAAGTTTCATATAGGCAACTTGAAAACGAAGTAGCAATGATTGATGCTGAGTCTAAAAGATTAGCTGATAGAAAAGCTGAAGTTGTTGCTGAAATGGCTGAAGTTAAAAAAGCAGTTGAGGCGTAATTGGACACATCAACATTAATTGAAGCCTGGGGTACATTAGGCGTAACTGGCGTAATGGCCGTATTATTCGGTTTTATGATAGCTAATATTATAAAAAGTCAGAACACACAAAATGAAACCCTAGATAGATTAGCAGTATCCCAGGCAAAAGCTGAAGAAACAGCAAATAATGTAGAATCTATATTACTCAAGTTATTGTCAAGAATGGATAAATCGGACGATAAACTTGACCGCAAAGTAGACGATTTAAGAAGAGAATTGTCAACAATTAATAATGATTTATCAGAAGTAATGGGGAGTTTGAGTCGTATAAATGGAAGACATTAATGAACGAAGATATGAAAGACGTACTTACTGTGGTTGCATGGGTAGCCATTGTATTTGTTTTGTTAATATTTGTAGCGTGTGATAGCGGTTGGTCCATAGCTGGGCATGAGGTATGAGTGATGGCAAACCTAAAACGGCAAGGTCGTATCGTGGAACCATACTCGCTGACAACGCTATCGTATCTATTAATCTTAAGTGGGCTTTTCAGGTCCTTGCACTTGTCGCTGGACTTGTTTATTCGTACTTACAAATTGAAAATAGAATTGCAGAACTTGAGCGCAGAATGGAACTTGCTGACACTAGGATACTAGAATTGGTTGATAAGAATATGCTACAAGAACAAAGAGAACGAGAAGCAATGGAGGAAAGAATCAGTTTTTTTGAAAAAGAGCTTAACCTAAATCCCTTTTCGTGGAAACGCAAAGGTAAAAAGAAATGAGTGAAGAAAAACACACAGAAATAATTGCACACCTTACAAAACTTAGTGAAAGACAATTTACATTGTTTAAATCAATAAATAAAATTGAAGGACATTTAGATAAAATTAATGGAAAGGTAGAAAAACACGAGAAAGACATAATTGTTATACAGACTTATGGAGCCATAGGCCTGATAGCATTACCAATAATCGTAAACCTAATCATGAGGATACTCTAAATGAACATGACACAATTAATCATAGCATCTGCAACAAAAATTGCTGAGAAACAAGCTGAAGATGTAAAGGCAAAATTTATTGCACACATACAATCTGAAGAGTTTGAGGTTGCTTTAGCTGAAAAATTAGATGCTAAAATAAATATACCTTTTACTAGCAATGAGCGTGAAAGTGAACTCTTTCGTGATTTTGTAGATGTTGTAACTGACATTGTTGCTGGACTACTTGGCGAAAAAAAGTGAATCACGACCAGGTTAAAAATCTAATTAAAAACACCTTAAAGCGGTTAGGACCTAAGTACAACCATAATAATGCCGTTAAGCTACTGTTTTGGACTGGATACGTTGAATCTAGGTATGAGTACATACAGCAATTAAACGATGGTCCAGCTAAAAGCTTTTGGCAGTTTGAACCTGAAAGTGCTGTATCATGTGTAAAGCATTATTTAAAATACAGAAAAGTAGTAAGAGAGCAATGTGCCAGGGCTACCATGACAGATATAAGTTTATGGGAATCTGAAGACTTAAACGTATGGTCCTGGGTCCTGGAACATAACATGGCTGTGGCTATTGTAATGGCTAGATTAAAATACTGGAGGTCACCACAGCCTTTACCTAAAAATATTGATGAAGCTGGGTCCATGTGGAAGATAGCATATAATACTAGCAAGGGTAAAGGTAGTGTAGCTAAGTTCAAATCGTTAATATCTAATATTAACAAATAGGCCTGGGTGTTAGAAATTCGCTGTTCCTTTCCCCAGGCCTTCTTTTTGTCCACTATTTGTCCACTCTTCATATCGTTTATAGGTACAAATAGGTATACATAAGCATAAGGTTTTTAGAGGAGAACTCGTTTTACCGAGGATAGAATACTTATCTGCTAAGCGGGTATACTGTGTTAAGCAGTATCGAGGGTTCGAATCCCTCTCTCTCCACGATAAAATACAAAAAAAGGGGTCATTTTTGACCCCTCTTTTTTTACCCTAGAAAATAGCTTGTCCACTATTTGTCCACTCTTGTTAGTCTATTCCATTCATAAAATGTATTTTACATAAAACTGTTTGTGCAGTTGTGTCAACTTCGTATTTATTCATGCAATGTATAGGAGAACCATTTTTATGTTGATATATTACGGGCAGTTTAAAAACAATGCGGTCTAATGTATTTTTACTTAACATCATAGAAGTAAGCATATGAACTGCTTGTTTAATTACTCCAACTTTATGTTTTTTATTTCTTAAAAAATGTATTGGGTGTTCATCATATTTATATGAATTGTCAAGTGACCAAGCATCTTTAATTTCTTTTTCACTATATCCAAACCTATCAGACAAAAATTTCCAATTTTGCATACAAGTAGTTTTACAGTCGTAATCATTACTTAAGTATGTTACTGTTGGGATATTTAGACCATCAAGTTTATAAGAAGCATATATAATAAATTGATAATTTGTATTACTGTCAATATGCTTATAATTCTCTGCATTAATTTTTTCTTTTAATTGCTCTATTTCTTTTTGTTGATATTCAATCAGTTTGCTTTGTTGATTCAATGTAAGTTCTCCTTCCCTGACCTTTGTTTTAGTTCCAAACGATTTGTCAAAATTAATATCTCTATCTATTATAAATTTTTGCACCTTATTATAGGTTTTCATAGTTGGTTGCATCTGTTGCTTTTCGTATTTATGTATTGCTCCAGTGCTTAAACCAAGCATTTCTGCCAATTCTTTTTGAGTACATCCTAAATGTACTCTTATATATTTAAGTTGTTGATAAAATTCCACAGCTATACCTTTCTTTTTTTACGCTGTTCCTTTACTATCTACATTTAAATATAGTATTAAGATACATATATGTGCAAATATTATAAAAAAAATATATAAAAGTGTGTTTTTGTTGTTGACACTTAACTTTTATCTATTATACTTTCTTATGCGGAGTTTGTAAAAAACAAATAAAACTTAGCAAAAAACACATACTTATATATGAAAAACCAAACAAAAATACAATTCTATAGCATTAATGATATAAGCGATATATTGAACGTAGACTACAGAACCATAGCAAAAAGAGTAACTAGTGGTGAGATACCACATTACAAGTTTGGCCATAAAACTATAAGGGTCAAAGTAGAAGATTTTAATAAATGGTTAGAGGAGTCACATGTCAAAAGAAATACAATGGGATAATTGTATACCAGCCAGGAGGTACGCTACAGAAGGCGGTAGATATTACGGCCCAGTAGATATTACTACATACAATCAATTTGAAAATCCACTTAGACCATCCTGGACAAATTTGGCCAGTGTTGAGGCCAGTCCTGGATTAGCTAACTGGAAGCAACAGCATGGATATTATGCTGATGTACTTACAAGTTGGGCTACTACTAAAGGTACTGGAGCGCACGAAGCTGTTGAATTTATGATAAGTGGTAGAACAATAGACGATACTTTTTTTAATGATTATTTAGAAATGCATGAAGATATAAGATGGAAGATGTTTGGCAGTAAATGGCAGATGATAGAGGAAATAAAAAAATGCATTGTTCAATTTTTACTTTGGCATGAGGAACATCAGCCAACCATTTTAAAATCTGAAATAATGATGTGGCATCCTGATGTGCCCTATGCTGGTACTGCTGATTTAGTTATGAAAATTCATAATAAAAAGCAAAACCAGGATATACTTATGGTTGGCGATTTAAAAACTGGTAATGAAAGTGATAAGCATTTTGTCCAGTGTATGGCTTATGCAATTTTAATGGAAAAAATTTATGGTGTGCAAGTTCAAGCAGTCGGGTCCTTGTATTGTCAAGGTAGATACAAGGGCGAACCAAAACCAGGTAAAATGAAGGTTAAGGTTATTCGCAATAAGGCTGGGGAGTTTACAGAGGATGCACATAAGCTGATGGATAAAGTCGTAAAGCTTGTTGATTTATTTCAAGCTAATAATCCAGCACAGCCAAACAGAAAAAAACCATTACCAAAAGAGTTTTCATTAAACATAAAAGGAGAAAAATAAACATATGGCATATGTAGATACACATCAAGGTAAGCTATGGGCTAATGAAGAAAAAACAAGCCCAGGTGCGCCTGATTTTAAGGGCCAAGTTTGTACCACTGAAGATATTCAAAAGGTTACAAGTACTGGCCCTGATGGAAAGAAAAGTATTGATTGGTCAAGAATACCAAGCGAGAACAAACTTTCTGTAAGCCTTTGGAAAAACCAGGAAAAAGACGGAAGCGTAACTTTAAATCTTAAAGTTGCTAAAAAAGGCGATGAACTTTTTCCAAGTGGCAATAATCAAAAGGTACCATTCTAGGTTATTAACGTCATGATAACCGAGTTCGACATACTCTTTGACAACATTTGTGATGATGTGTTCCCAAAAGTAACACAGCATATAAAAACAAATTGTACTTCGCTAGTTGAAGGGTATGTCGACTCATATTGTATAATAAAATTTTTAGAGAATGTGGAGGGTTACGATTCTGATATGTCCTTGCGGATATGGGACAGCTATCAGATGATGAACCAGCAAATAATTCAAGATTTGCTCAATAGTTCAGGTGCTTCAGTCCTTTCCACATCTACAATCAAAGAAGCATCTGTATAAAGGATGGGGTGGTTTGTTTTTATCTTTCTTGTTTCCACCCCATTCATGTCTCACTTACCACAACCAAACCAAACCAAACCATGGCAGAAATCAAACTTGATTTAAATAACACTCAAATAGACTCAATATTAGAACAGCTTAAATACGGCAAATACACAGCAGAGAATTGGGATATAGACCTTTTAAGGGGTATCAATGGCGAAGCTGAGATATTAGATATACTAGCTGGTAAGATTGAAGTCAAAACAGATTTTCAGGCTTACAAGACAAACAATATTGCAATAGAAATAGAAAGCCGAGGTAAGCCTAGCGGTATACAAACCAGTGAAGCAAAGTGGTGGATATTTAATATACAGATACCACAGAAGGACCCTTTACTAATTATTATTCCGCTTGAGCGTTTACGCCAAATTGCTAATAAATATTTACATCAAAATAGAATCAGAATGGGCGGTGATAACAATACTTCTAAATTGGTCATCGTACCTATAAGCGAGGTGTTTAAAGGGTGAAGGTATTAAAGGTACCAATGGAACTTTTAAACGGCCCTATATGGAACAATGATAAACCATATAGCGAAGCCCAAGCCTACATACAATTCTACAAATGGGCTAGTGATATGGGTGGTGAAACAAAGTTTATTCATGGCAATATGATTACCTTAAAAGATAATGAATTTATAATGCCACAACGTAGGATTGCTGAATCAATAAATTGGCCCCAGTCTGCCGTCAGTAGATTTCTAAAAAAGCTGGTTACCTTGAATCAATGTCGAATCAAAACTGAATCAAAGATGACTCGTGTAACCTTAAATATTGTTGTAGATACACCTAACCCTGAATCAATGTTGACTCAAAGTCGAATCAATGATGATTCATTGTATGATTCCTTCCTGGGGGGGCGTACTAATAGTAATAATAGTAATAATTATAATATTATTAATAATAATAATATAGATAAGAATACTAATACAAGTAATAATTCCAATATTTATACAAAACCTTTAAAAAATTCTAATACTAGGGTCGGTAGTAGAGTAAAAAAGTATACTGCAAAGCCTAAAGATTTACAGATGGTAATTGATTACTTTGTGGAAAAAGATATTCCAATAGAAGAAGCAGAAACATTTTGGAATTACTATGAGATGACTGGTTGGTTCAGTGGTAAGACAAAGATAAAGAATTGGAAAATGGCAGTAGCAAATTGGAAAAGAAGAATGAAGGACCAGCCCAAGAAGGTCAGCCAAGCCGAAGATTTTAAAACTGGGCCCCTTGGTGATATCCTGGTGTATTGCCACAATCCTAAATGCCAGTATTACAATCAAACACAATTTTCACAGAACAAGTGGGATATTAAAAAAGGCTGTACATGTGGTTATGATTATCACCCCACAAGAATTAAAAAAGATGAGGTAGCTTATGAAACTAGTAAAACAAAAGAATCCCAAGAACGTCAAGCGTGGACGGAGAAACCGACAACGGGGAGCAGAACTACAACGGGAGACAGTGAAAGCCTTCAAGACATATTCAGTTCCATGTTTCAATCGGGACCGAGGGGGAGCTAATCATGAGAAGGGCGATGTTGAAGTTGATGGCTGGTGGCTTGGTTGTAAAAGACGTTCTAGGATACCCAGTTGGTTGGTTCCTGAAAAAACTGAGGTGGGTGTGGTCTATCGTGGTGACCGAATGTCAGCTTTTGTATCGTTACCACTTGGACCAGTTGCAAGATTAATAGGAGAAGCAAAGGATGCTGGTATCGATGTCAAAGAAATCATGGGGTGTTAGTTGGGTCATTGAACAGCTAGAGCGAGGTAGGGAATATAGGCCTAGATGTCAGAATTTTGTTAATGAGCGTAAAATATATGCTTGTCCAGTGTGTGGTACAGCTTTTCAGATTGTACAAAATAAACATATAGAATACCATGATTTTCCTAAATATAAACTTGATAAAGAGATATGCCCGAACTGCAATTAGGTACTAATACTATTGGGTCAATTGGTGAGTATGCAATTATTTCTGACTTACTCTCTCAAGGCGTGGAAGTTTTTAAAACTATTGATGATGTTCGGAATACTGATTTGGTTTGTTATAGCAATGGTTCTTTTAAACGAGTACAAATAAAAACTGTTACATTTTTAAAAACTAAATCTAGCGTTGAAATAAAAATGCATAAGCATATGAAAAACGCTGACCACATTGATTACCTGGCTGTTTATTTATTAAATGAAAAACTATGTGCTTATGTGCCCTACAATGGTGAAGGGTCAATTATGTTAGCATTAAAACGGGCAAAGAATTCACAAAATAAAAAACGTAAATGGTTTTATGAATACATGGATTTCATATAAGGAGGTAATTACATGAAGACACATCTTAGTGAACTTAAAAGCATGGTAAAGTTCTATGAGACTTTAATGAACAGAGACATTATAACGCCAGGCTCTGCTGGTCATACTAGGCTTATACAGCTAAAAATAAGGCTTAATCGTAAACGTAGGGGGTACAATGACACAAGATTCATATAATAAATTAATTGCTGAATTTCGTGCCAAGGGAGATAAACAAGCTGGTCAAAAACGAGTAGAGTACACTGAATCAAGAGGGGCTCATGATGTCCTAGATAATTTTAAAATGACTGGTAAAGACTTGGACCTAGACCCATTACAAGTGCTAGGCATATTCATGAAAAAACATTGGTCTAGCATTATTAATTATATCAAGACTGGACAAACCTACAGCAATGAGGATATTGAAGGTCGCATTATGGACCTGATACAATACCTAGAACTGACTTATGCTTGTATTGTTGAGAAGCGTGATAAAGAGTTTACACATGATATTGCTGAAAGTATTCATTACACATTCAAGGAGGGGCAAAAATGATAAGCACAATTTTAATTTCAATTGTTGTGGGTATTGGTTTTATATATTGGGTAGCATCATCTTATGAAGATAGAAAATTCTATAATAGGATACAGAGAAGGCAAGAACTGATTAGGAGATACACCAGTGAAGATTAAAAAAAGTTAGTTTCCAAAATAACTTAATAACAAAAAAGGCCCAATTAAGGGCCTTTTTTTATGAACCATAAGGTTGTCGCTTGGGTTTGTATGGCTTCCATTTTTTATTGTGTTTAAGCCATGGAAACTTCTCTTCCAAGATTGGTTTACTTCCCCTGGGATATGATTTTTCTTCCACTAGTTCGGTTGTCTCAATATCCCCATCCTGGTTCCTATTGAATTTCCAAACTTCTGACTTCCATTCATTAGTTTCCTCAAAGTAATAAACTAACTCTTCCTGGAACCATTCAACATCTTCATAGTTCTTTTGGAATATCTCTGATGCTATGTTCATTCTATTTACCTCCTTCCTGGACTAATTCACTATTAACATGGTTATGACAATCCAGGCCAATCTGCTCTAGGTTATCAGTGTAATACTTTTCAAATATTTCACCAAGTAATCTACCAGGCTGTTTACCTTGCGCCTTGGCATGAATTGTAAAAGCATTCCATTTACTGTTTATGCTCTGACCATAGATTCTAATGGTCTTACTATCTTTTATTTTAACTACTATCATTGTTGCTGTTCCTTATTTTAAAACGTTAGCTATTTTGCGATGAATCTCAACTGATTCTGAACTAACGTAGGTTAACTGTTGTTTGGTGTTTGTATGGCCTAAAACCAGGGCTAATTCGTTATCTGTCAAATGAGGCTTAAGTAGTGTCGCTAAGCTATGCCTAAGGCCGTATTGGCTTATTTTAAAGCCTTTACGAGGCTTAATACCTATTTGCTTAGCTAACTGTACAAATTCAACATTTGCATCATCACGCTGTTTTTTAGTTAGGTTCAAGGTCCATATTAAATCGCCTATCTTGGCCAAGTCTCCCAGGATTGGAATCTGCGCTGTAACTTTGGTTTTACTGCGTTTAGTTACAATGCATTCAAACTCACCATTACTAACGAGGCTGTCAAGCTTGTTAAGCCTTCCAGCATCTTTAGGAGCTAGTCCAGTATAGGCCATAATGGTCCATAGAACTTTATGGTCATGGACTTTAGTTAGGTTAATAATCTGTTCTATTTGTTCCCTGGTCAAAGCCTGATAAGAAATAGAATCATTCTTTAGATTTAACCTATCATGATTATCATAATGGTTAACTTCTAAATAACCTTCCCTACATAACCACTTGTAAAGGGGCCTAATGTACTTATGACGGCAGTTTACTGTGCTTTTTGAATGTAGCTTCGCCTCATTTTTAAAGTAGCCTTCTAGGTCCTTATGGCCAATGGTAGCTAAATCTATTTCACATGTCTTAGCTACTCCTGGAGTACCACCAATCCAATCTCCTGGCTTCCCAAAATATTCAACAAATGATTTGAAGTTGAATAGGTCCCTTTTCCAGCTAAAACCATGATTATCTTCAACATCTGCAACGAATTTGCTGTAGATGTCTTTAAATAACACCTGGTTAATTACTGGCTTAGATTGTTCCTGGATTGCTGGTGCGAAACCATTTCTCTCAGCCCATAATCTAGCTTTGATATCTTCATACCTAGATTTAATTAGGCTGACAGTATCCTGACAATTCCCTAGCTTGATATAGGTTTGCTTAGTACCAGTTCTGTAAAGATAATATATATCAAACCTGGCATTGCCACGCTTTTTATAATACAGATTAGGTAGTTTTATTTTTTTCATGTCGCTGTTCCTTTATTGATTTGTTATTTGATTATCTTTATCTTCGTAAAAGTCTTGATATTGTTCTATTTCTTTATTTAGTTCTACAAATTCAACCCATACTCTTCTATGCCTCCAGGCTAAACACCCTTTAACACCACGAGTACTTTGTAAGTGAAAGTCACCATTGGCAATGTCTTTTTTTATCTTTGGCAAAGACTTTACTGGCACATCTAGGAAGTCTTTCGCAACTTCTCTTGCTATTTTTAAGTCATTAAAAACTCCTATGACCTCCCCTTCATTTTTTTTATTTTTTGCATGTAGTAAAAACATATCGCTGTTCCTTGTTTTGTTATTGGTTTCCATAGACCTATTGGTTTCGGCCAGGGAACCACCCTGGCCATCATCAGTATGGAGATTAATTCTTTTCAGACTTGTAAAGTTCTAAGTCAACAAGCATATAACCAGTCATCCTAATTATGTTTTGAACTTCCTCATTGCCATGCATTGAAAAATCAACACCATCAGCTTCATAAGGGTCACAAATTTTCTTTTGATGCGCTTCTGCTACACTACCCCAGGTTCTATTAGGTTCGTCCTCATATGTCTCAAAATAAGCCACCTTTTTCTTAGTTAATGAAGCCATTGCACCTCTGTACTTTGTCATGTCAAAATTGTAATGCTCTAACCAGCCTCCAAGCCCATAACCATCACCAGCATGGTCAGTTCGAATTATACTTTTGACTATTTCTGTTTCCATTTTTGTTAAGTTTACCATTTGTTTTATTTCCTTGTTTTATTTTTGATTTCCATAGACCCAGGGGTTTCGGCCTGGGAATCACCCAGGCCATCATCAGTATGGTTATTTTTTTGTGATTGTTATCCAGGATTTACCCCAGCTATTAATACCATCAACTGGTCTTAGATTATGCCTGGCATATTTCTTATTTATGGTCCATCCATTTTGAGGCTTACACCAAACACTAAAGTTCTTTTTATTAAGTTTGACATATTGCTTAGTATCGTCATACTCACAAATCTCAACACAACTTCTAGTTTTACTGTCAGACTTGTTCCACTCTCCATCTATTCTGATGTCAACATAATATTCAACCCCTAAATCAGTGCGACCATAATTAGTGTTGATAAATGCCCAGGATTCTATGAATTGCCTAACTTCTTCAGGAGTTAGTGGATAAACTTTCTCATCCTCCCAAGTGCATCCAACAACTAGTTTAAGTTCATTATTAGTTGATTTATATATTTGTTTTTTCATGATTTGCTGTTCCTTTTCTTGATTTGTTAATTAAAAATTCGCTGTTCATGGGTCAAGTGTAGCACTGCTACATATAATAATGCAAGTAAAATAAATAAAAGTTTATTTAATACATAGTTTGATACTTTTACTCAGGTATATATAATCAAGCAATTAACAATGCCAAAACAATAATATATGCCGTTTAAAAAAGGACAATCAGGTAACCTAGCTGGGAGGCCTAAAACATCAGTTAAGGACCTGGTAAGATTACACCCACAGAGGAACGAATTAGTACAAAAGCTATTTGATGTAGCTATGAATGACCAGGACAAAAGACAAGTTTCAGCGTGGAGAATCCTACTGCCAAAAATGGTGCCCGACCTAAAAGCAATGCAAATGGAAGTTGAACAAAAGAATATAACTGGTGTGATTGTATTGCCTCAAAAAGTTCCTTTAGATGACCCCAAAGTAAGTACCATCGAGCAGAGTGAGAGCGAAACTTTTTTGCCTGGTGATGTTAGCCAGGGTAGTGCTGAGTCCCAGGTTAATAGTGGACAAAAAGTGGACAAATTTAATTCTACCGAGGAGAAAGACTCGCTAAGTCAGCAAGTCCTGGCCTCGAAAGCAAAAGTTGATGCTGATTAATAATGTTCGCGAACCTTATTATTTTTTGCGAGGTGGGGCATCCGTCCTCTCGGGTCCCATACGTTCGCAATATCATTGGGACTCCTAGACAGAATATGAAAAAACTTTTTATAGTGGTGAAAACGACCAGTAAAACCAAAGGAAGAATATGTTTGATGTATGCCCGAAAATAAGTCGGATGTGTCCTTTTGCTACCAAATCCAGTTACAACATCCATACTGGTGTAGTTGACAAAGATACATACACATACTGCGGTTTAGCTACTGGATGTGACAATCGTGCAGAATACCTTCCTAAATGCTGGAAGGATATGACCAAGTACGAACAATCCAAGTACAGAAAAAACACATACTGGGGGGTGTAAAAATGCAAATACATTGGGAACCGCACCCAAAACAAGCGTTTGCATTATCCAGGCAAGAATTCGAAATAGCATTCGGTGGTAGTCGTGGTGGAGGTAAATCCAGCTGTTTAATGGCATGGATGGTAGACCCTGAATACCTTAATAATCCACTTTATAGAGGCCTTATTATCCGTAGAAACTACGATGACTTACGAGATTACATTGATAGGGCTACACAAATGTATAAACACCTGGATGTTGAAGTGGTTGGTAATCCAGCAGAATTTAGATTTCCCACTGGTGCAGTGATAAGAACTGGCCATTTAATGGATAAACAAGCCTATCAAAAATATCAGGGTCACGAATACCATAAAATGGGTATTGAGGAAGCTACATTAATTGCAGATGAGGAAGATTATTTAAAGCTTATCTCTAGTTGCCGTAGTACAATAGGGTTAGCCCCACAAATATTTTTAACATGTAATCCTGGTGGACCTGGGCACAATTGGTTTAAGGCTAGATTTGTAGCGAATGAGCGAGAAAAAACCCATTATGACCCAGTAACTGGTAGGACTAGGATATTTATACCGAGTAAAATACATGACAATCCTACTCTGATGCAAGAGGACCCAGGATATATGGAAATGTTAAAGGGTTTACCTGATGAATTAAGAAGGGCTTGGTTAGATGGTGACTGGGATGTTTACTACGGCCAATATTTTAGTCAATGGCGATATGATGTGCATGTTGTCGAGCCTTTTAGAATACCTAGTACCTGGTATAAATATCGTGGTATTGACTATGGATACAAGGCCCCATTTGCAACCGCCTTTCTTGCTGTTAGTCCTAAAGGTGATGTTTACCTATATAGGGAGTATTATGTGGCAGAAATGGAATTATCAGGCCATATAGAAGCATTAACTGGTATGAGCCAGGGTGAGGAATTTAGGGCTACGTTAGGGGACCCTAGTATGTGGATACGAAATCCTATAAATACTAATCGCTCTGATGCAGTCGCTGGGTCCCATATGGCAATAGCAGATTTGTTACGAAAAGGTGGAATAAATGCAATAAAAGCCAATAATAACCGCTTGAGTGGTTGGAACCTTTTACGGGAGTATCTAAAATGGGATGAAGAAACACCGCCTAAGTTCTTTGTGTTTAAGACTTGTCGCAAGTTTATAGATACAATACCAATGCTGGTACATGACCTTAGACGGCCTGAAGATTTAGATACGAAGGGACCTGACCATCTCTTGGATGCAACTAGGTATGCCATGATGGCCATAGGGAAACCCGAAGAAGAAGAAGCTAAACCATGGATACAAAAGCTGATGCAAAAGTTCGAAGCAAACAAAATAGACGTTCCAGGACTAAGAGGATAGTTGAAAGGTATGATTTTGAAAATGGCACCTGGTATAGAGTTGAAATGGAAGATGATGATGAACTGGTCGAAATGTCTTCTGAAATACGAAATGCATATATTGATATTATTGCCAGTATCAGTGATATGATGGTTTTAGGATATAATTATAACGAAAGTAACTAAATGTCAGAAGAATACAAACCTAGTCACGAAGAAAAAGAATTAATTAAAAAGATACATGCCATGATGGATTCTGCTAGAAAAGCTAGGAGAAAAACAAGTGAGTTATGGCGAGAATCAGAAAAATTATACATGGGTAATCATTGGGAGGGTTTATCCATGCCTGAATATAAGAACCAGTTAACCCTAGACATGATAGCCAATGTAATTGACACCCAAATACCAATTATGTCATCTCAGCCTCCGAAGATAGATGTAATACCAGTGGGTGCTACTGAAGAGTCTAAATTTGTTGCAAAAACACTTCAAGCCCAGTTAGATGATTTGTGGTACATGCGAGACATGGCAACATTAGTTCCTGAATGGCTTACTGACTATCTTGTCTATGGGACTGGTATTGTAAAGCTAAACTGGAATATGCATGATGATTTACCTGATTGTGACATGGTGGATCCGTTTAGTTTTTATGTAAATCCTAGTGCTACAAAATTAGAAAATGCACAATGGATTATTCATATGGCACCTAGGCCATTATATGAAATAAAAGAATTATTTCCCGAAAAAGGACATCTTGTTAAATCTATGGGTAAGATGTCCGAATACGAAGCATTAAAAATCACCGAAGTAAATCATGGTGGTAAATCGCTTATCCAGGTAACTGATTCTCATGGGACAGAGACTAATTACTTTGAAGGTGAAACTGAGGCTATGCAAAACTTGGAAGAACGGGCCCTACTGGTTGAAGTATATATGAGAGATGGAAGTCTTGAATATACTCAAGAAGATTCTGATAAAGATAGTAAGGTTGGCAAACCAAAATATCCAGGTGGACTACGAAAGATTTGTATGGCAAACGACATCATACTATACGATGGGCCTAGTCGGTATCAGTTCCTGGATAAAATGAATAGATGTCCTTATCCATTTCCTTATGTTGTTATGAAAAATGGTGGTTCTGCTCATTCGTTTTGGGGTAAACCTGAACCGAAAAGATTAAAGAGTATTAATCTAGCATTAGACCGCATTGCATCCCAGGTAATGGATAATGTACATCTAATTGCTAATCCAATGTTTATTGTGGATGAAACAGCAGATGTGCAAGACCAAATCAATAATAAACCTGGTTCTGTGATTCGTAAGCGAGGCCCTGGACAAGTAAGCATGTTGCAACCAGCTTCAATACCAGGATACGTTTTTAACTTTTACCAACTACTGGTAGACATGTTTGAAACTGTTTCAGGTGTTAACAAGGCTACGATGGGTAAGCAAGAACCAAATGTAACTAGCGGAGTACAAGCGCAAGTATATCGCACTGCTTCTACATCTAAAATAGATTTTAAATCCAGGCAGTTAGATAGTGCTATGCAAATACTAGGCAGTATGTGGATTGCAATGATTAAGCATATGGGAACTGAAAATCATTCTTTATCCATGAAAGATTCTGAAGGAAATGAAGCTGAAGTAGTATACCAGGGAATGGAATTTGCAGATATTGACCAAATGGTCAGAGCTAGAGTAGGTAGTATGTTACCTGATAATAGAACGTATGTAGAAGAAAAGATATTATCATTAGCACAAGCTGGACTAATTCAGGACCCTGAATATATCTTAGAAAATATGCAATTACCTGGCATTGAAAGATTAATAAATGAAATGCGAGAGAAAAAGCAACAACAGCAACCTGACCCTTCTATGTTTGAAGGTATGTCAGAAGATGAAATATTTAAACAATTACAAGCTAATCCACAATTAGCACAGCAAATGGGAGCAATGGGCAATGAGCCAGGCATGGACTAGAAAGGAAGGTCAGTCTAAGAGTGGTGGACTAAATGCTAAAGGTCGTGCCAGTTATAATCGTGCCACTGGGGGTAACCTAAAAGCACCAGTAACAAAGAAAAATCCTAAAGGTAAAGCTAAATCAAGACGTAAAAGTTTTTGCGCTAGAATGTGCGGAATGAAGAAAAGGTTAACATCTGCTAAGACGGCTAAGGACCCAAATAGCAGAATAAATAAAGCATTAAGAAAATGGAGGTGTAAGTGTGGCTAAAAGACCAGGTTTATGGGCAAACATACATGCTAAAAGAAAAAGAATAAAAGCTGGAAGTGGCGAGAGAATGAGGAAACCAGGTGAAGAGGGTGCGCCAACTGCCGAAGCATTAAAAAAATCACAATCAAAGAAAAAAGCATATAAAACGGCATTAAAAAAGAAAAAGAAGAAAAATGCATAACAAAGAGAAATATATGGAAATGCTTAAAAAGCATAGGAAGCACCATACTTCTAAGCATATGAAAGTTATGAGAGCGTTAATTAATCGTGGTATGTCATTTGACAAAGCACATAAAACTGCAATGAAGCAAGTGGGGAAGTAATGAAATACGGATACGGAAAACCAGCAAAGAAAAAAGCTAAGAAAAAAGCAAAAGTAAAAGTAAAGAAGAAATCTAAGTATTAGGGTTTTGATACTTTTGCAAACAAAGTAAAAATTTCAATCAATAAATAGGAGAATCTATGTCAGAAGAATATAAGACTAGTTATTCAGGTGTTACGTTAAGTAATGATGAAATGGCTAGTTTAGTTACTGATGAGTCACCTATTGAGCAAGGGGAATCGGTACAGACCCCAACTGAAGATGTCAATGTGGACCAATCTAATCAGTTAGAAGAAGTATCAAATGAAGGTCAGGAAGAAGATGACCGCATGGAAATCGAGAGTTTGGAATTAGATGGTAATGAGTATGATATGGAAACGATTAGCCAAGCCCTTAAAGCATACAATAATAAAAACGATTGGCAAAAGTCGAATACAGAAAAAGCGCAAGAAATAAGTGCTGAAAGAAAAGCTTTTGAAGCTGAATCTAAAATATGGAAAGACTTGCGAAATGATGAGAATGCTATTGAAGCCCTTCGTGAAGTATTAGATGCTGACCATCCCATCTTTAATCCTGGCAAAGCGGAAGAGTTACAAACTCAGGACACAGCGGAACCCGATAGGGTCCAGGAGTTGGAAGATAAGCTAAACGAGTTACAAAAAGAGCGACAAGAGGAACTTGAAGTCATGGAAGCCGACAAGCAAGTTACTCAGGACCTTTCTGAACTCAGGCAAAAACATCCCGAACTAGAAGACCAAAATTTAATGGATGAAGTAATTACTACAGCCATTGAAAAAGGCTTTACTGGTATTGATGGTTTAGAGGATGCATTTGTTTTAGCCTATCATTCATCAGCTGAAGATAGTGCTTTTAAAACCGCAGTAAATAGAGCTAGAAATGCAAAAGCTATGAAAAGCATACCTGAACCTGAAGGTGCAGTGAAAGGAATCCATGAGGAGCCAGTTACTAAACCTAAAGACTACAGAGATGCCAGGGCCGATGCATTAAAGAACTATAATTTTTTTGAATAATAAATTAAAGGAAAATAGAATATGTCACTTTCTATAGATAGTTTAACAGCTGTCACTCGTGATAAATTCATTCCAGTTCTTGTTGATAACATCTTCAATTCAAATATTTTGACATTTAAGATGTTGCAAAACTCTGAACCAACAGCCAGTGGTAACAAAGTACTTCAGCCTATTGAATATGCTAAGTCAGGTGCCAAGGGTTTCTACAATGGTTATGATGTATTAGATACAACTCCACAAGAGTTATTTACTGATGCTTCTTACGATTGGGTTCAGTGTCATGCTTCTATTACTTACTCAGGTAGGGAAGAAGCGTTGAACTCAGGTAGTGAACGAGTGGTAGACCTTATTTCTGCAAAGGTTAAGAATGCAGAAAAATCACTAAAAGACCTTTTCGGTGACCAGTTATATGGTACTGAAGATGGTAG